AAAGGAAGTGATATAATATGAACGTACCAAGCGAGAAATTAAAATTTGTTAACGCAATAATCCCGGTAGCTGATGCTTTTGTTACTGGTACTGGGGTAACATCTGACATAATTAACATGGAAAATTATAAGAAATGTACCTTTGTTGTTATAACAGGGGCTACAGCAGTTACAGTTAATACAATAACAGTATTTGCGGGCGTAGATAATGTAACTTGTGCAACACCTATAGTATTTAAATACAGAACCCAAGCCGCCGCTGATGTTCCTGATGCAGGTTCAGATGTACCGACTGCTTTGGCCCAAGCTGCCGTTGCTGGATTTCCTTCAATTGCTTCTATTATAGGGAATATGTCTATAATTGAAGTTGATGCTGCTGATGTAGCTGCAGGAATAACAGGTGGAGACCATTGTGCTTTACGATTAAAAGATACCCCTGCTGCTGCTGCACAAGTAGGTTGTGTTATTGCAATATTATCAGAACCCAGATACCCGCAAGATGTATTAGCAACAGCGATAGATTAAAATTAATAGAAGGAGTTTATTATGTCTTATCAAATTAGGCTTTATAATGAGTGGCGAGGCAATTACCCGAATACAGTAATAGAAGTAAACGACAATGTGGGGAAAGCCTTAATTGAACAGAATATTGGCGAGATATATATAAAGCCGAAGATTAAAAAAGTAAGCATAAAGCAAATTGACAAAGCCCCCCGGGATAAAATGTTTCGGGGGGAAAAGAATAAAAGAATTATTAAATAACTTTTGACCCTTTTAGGGTTGCCTCTAACGAGGTGAAAGGAGAATTATTATGGGTAAGACTTCAGCAAAATATAATTTTAAAAGTAGTGGGTTTCCAATGGTTTCCGAAAAAACCACATTTGAATCTGTATTAGGAATGTTCCCGGTTGTCTTTTACGATGACTTTATCGGCAGCGCAGGTGGTGATATATTTGACGGTACAATTAAATGGGGTGTTGTTGATGTAAATGACGCTACTGAAGCTATCGTTGCGAATAGTTATTGTGGAGAATTTTTACTACATTTACACGTAACAACAGAAAATGAAGATGCAGTATTGTATATGGGAAACAACAAGAACTTTGATCTTAACAAAGGCTTAATATTTGAAACAAGATTAACCGTAACCACATTACCTACCTTAACAGCAGAAGCAGTTTTCGGTATGTGTGCTGACCATAACCTTGATAACGATACGGCTACTGTAAGCGCATGGTTTAAGCTGGACGGCAGTGGAGCATTATTAACAGAAACCGATGACACCACAAATGACGAAGATGATACAGCTACAGGCATTACTCTTGTTGCAGGTGAATATCACATATTCAGAATTGACTTTACCACCTTAACAGATGTGAAATTCTACGTTGACGGTGTAAGGGTAGCAGCTGCAACAACTTTTGATATGTCTAATATATCAGCGGCAGAAGGAAAAACACAGCCTTACTTCTCACTTGATAAAACAGGGGATGCAGGGCTTGGCGATGTAACGATTGATTATGTCAAAATCTTCCAGGATAGAAGCTAACAATAATATTATGGGTGGGGTGTAAAAGCTCCATCCATTAAAAGAAGGTGCTAAATGATAGTATCATTAACTGACATATTAAATTATCTTTCTATCGGAGTAGGGTTTTTTGAGGTTGATGCCTCCCATGATATTTTAGTATTAACTTATGATGGTGGTGCTTCTACTGATATTGAAGCTGACGATTCTACTTATGAAGGCGATGACCTTGCAACGCATTTGCAAGGCAAAATAGACACAGCTTTCACAATCACTTCTACCGTTACCTATTCCACAACTACCAAAAAATTTACTATAGATGTTGGGGTAGCTCATACAATCGCCTATACAAACGTGGGAAGTGATGCGGGATTGTTATTTGGCTTTAACGCCGACCATGCAGCAGCCCAAACTATAACCTCAAATATAGCAGCTTCTGACCCTTCTGAAATGGTATCTGTTATTCATAATTCAGTTGAGGATTGGGTGGAGAATTATTGTAATAGAAAATTTGAAGGACAATTACACGTTAAAGAAAGATATGACGGAGATAATCAGGACATTTTATATTTTAAACATTACCCGGTATTAGCAGTAAATCTTGATAACCTTGTATGGAATAGTGCAGGAAAAACATTAACCAGGGCTGATGGCGGTAGTTTTATAGATGACGGATTTACAGCAGCCGATAAAGTACTTGTTCAAAATTCTGGTAGTAATAGCGGACTTCTAACAATAGCAACTGGTGGAGTTGCCGCCTTAGTTTTAACTTTTGATGATGATATAACAGAAGATACTGACGATGATAATATTATTATTTCCCATATGCGCGAATTATGGGTAAATGATTGTAAGATAGATGAAGATAATTATGAAGTAGAAAAAGACAATATATATTATACCAGTGGTTTTTATAAAGGTCATGGTAATATAAGAATGACATATTATGCAGGTTACAGCTCCGATAATATGCCAGAAGATTTAAAACTTGCTATTAAAATATTAGTTAAATATATGTATGATAAAAGAGATAGTGAAACATCTGGAATAAAGAATTATAAAGTTGGCGATATGACTGTAACAGCAGAAGAAGGTAATATACCGAAAGAGGCGGAGATGATTTTGGAGAAATATGTTAAATGGGAGATAGTATAGATGTTGGGGAAAAAGACAGAAATGGAACTACGGCAATATACAGAAGTAAGCGATGGAATGGGGGGCGTGATAACCTCTTATGCAGGCTTGAGGAAGATAACTGGTGTTCTATCTACAATTACTGGGACAGAGATGCTTTCTGAAAACAAGCTGACTGTTATCGCAGATTTCTACTGGTACATTGATTATCCAGTGGGGGTAGAAATACAAGAAAAAGATATTTTTGTAAAAGATACAACTACATATAAAATAATTTATATTCAGAATATAGGGCATAATCAAAATAATAAATTAAGAATTGTTCTAAAAGAGGAAGATTAAAGGGGGTGAGTTGTCTACATGGCAATAAGAAATATAATTTGGTATGGCGTGAAAGTAGTTAACAAAATAAATGCAGCGAATAAAAAAATAATGTCTACTGCTTGTTTACTGGTAGAACGGGATGCTAAGAAATTATGTCCTGTAGACACTTGACAGGTCGCTTAAGAAGTTCGATATCACATGAAATTGAAGGTACAAAGGGTTATGTTGGAACTAATGTAGAATATGCAAGGGCAGTTGAATTAGGTATAGAGCAGCCACCACAGCCATATTTGAGACCAGCATTACATCAAAACGAAAAGAAGATATTGGAATTATTTAAGAAGATAATATAAGGGGTTAAGATGAAAGTAAGATTTGGTTATGACAAATATATGAATAAAAGCTTAATAGAATGTTTTTACATAAAGTGTAAAAAGGTTGTTATAATGCATTTATTAGGATTTAGCGTATTTATTAAATTGAATTAGGAGAAAATATGCAAGTATTATTCACAGGATTATATAATAAATATCTTAGCAATGCAGCACTCAAAGCAGTTATAACGGGGTTCTATTTTACGGAAGCTCCACAAGATGCAGTAATGCCATACGTTGTATATAATTTAGTGAGTAACGTTCCAGACTGGACATATACAGAAGACATGGAGAATAGTCTTTTACAGTTCTCTATATTCGATGATCATAGTTCATCAACTACAATAAACGATATATATACTAAATTAACTGCACTGTTTAATTGGTGTTCACTTAGTGTAACGGGGTATTCGCATATATATATGAAAAGAGAATTTAATATTTTGACAAGAGAAAATGATATATGGCAATACGTAATTCAGTACAGAAATGAGATACAGAAATAGTAAAAATCAAAAAAGAAAGGAAGTGATTTATAATGGCAGAAGTAGCAGGGAAAACAGGGTCAATAACTTGTACAGGTTTAACAGCTGGGGTAAAATCTTGGAGTTTAAATTTAGTTGGTGATACATTAGAAACTACTGATTATGCAGATAGCGGACATAGAACTTATATCGCAGGGCTTGACGGTTGGACTGGTAGTTGTGAAGTAAATTGGGACACAGCAAATACGATAAGTATTGGTGATACTATTGCAGCTTTAGTATTTAGTGTTGTTGGAACTACAGAAGTATACACTGGTGAAGCGATTGTAACAGGTATTAGCCCCACAAGTTCAGTTGATGTTTTAGTAACTATGTCTGTAAGTTTTCAGGGTTCAGGTGTTTGTACTTTAACATCAGCATAATAAAAAGAAATATAATTAGATTAGAGGTGATGTAAATTGACAGCAAAAGCTGGAAAATTAGGAGCGGTCTATGCCGCTTATGGTGCTGGAATAGCAGTAGCGAATGAAGAAGTAACTTTGACTGATGGAATAGAATCACTTGCAAATTCTAACGTATTGGTTAGTAAAGTTACTTCTGATGGTGCAGGTGCTAACCCTATAACAAAAGCATGGTATTGCACAGTTGCTGGTTCTTTAGTTGTTGAAGATGGCGGGACTGATACCGTCTATGTAACCTATAAATACTGGTATGAAGGTGTATATGCTCACAAAGACGCAATAGAATGGACAGCAGAAGCAGAAAAAGTAGTAGGTGACAGAGTATATCCAACAACGGAAACTTTATTTTATTATGAAGTTGCGGAAGGTGATGCAGGTACAACGGGAGCAAGTGAACCTGAAACTTGGGGAACTACGGTAGGAGCTACAACAGCAGATGACGGGGTTACCTGGACGTGCCATTCATATTCAGAAGTAGGGCAGGTTTGCGGGTTCTTTAGCTGGGGCGCTGATAACGTATGCGACATATTAGAAACGACAGACTATTGCGATGATGGGCATAAAACATATATAGCAGCAGTAAAAGGCTGGACTGGTAGCGCAGAGCGGCATTGGCTAACTGAAGAAGTATTGGAGTGGATTGGCGATAATCTAATAATAAGATTCTATGTTGATGAATCCAGTGACTTGCGATATGAGGGCTGGGTAATTGTTAATACTCATGGCATTTCATCGGCAGTAGATACTTTAGTTAATGAAAGTTTAGGTTTTCAAGGCGATAGTGTTTTAAGTTACGAATCAACTTAATATTAATTTAGGAGATTAAAAATGAAAGAAGAAAAAGAAACTGACAAATTAGAAGATATAACCGGAAGTGGTATAGAAGTAACCATAAAGGGCAAGGAATACAAACTGGGCATATTTGGTATGCGGGATTTGGCCGACTTCCGGCAATATGTAAAAGGACAACGGGTCAAGATTATACAAGCAACCATAGTAAGCATGGAAGATAAATTGATATTAATAAATAGTATTCTTGATAGCAACGTAAATGAAACCAAAGAATTACAGACTATGGACGGGGTTACATTTATGCTCTGGCGTAGCTTGCAGAAATATCAACCTGAGCTGACCCTGGCTGATGTGGATGATATGATTGACCTGGACAATATCAGTGAAATATCTAACGTGCTGATGAACATCGGCGGTAAAGTAAAAAACTCCCGGACGAGGGCAAAGAAGGTATAAGCTGGAAACGTGCATTTGCTCTCATGTCAAGATATTATGGATTTACGATCAACGAAATAGGCGATATGTCAATATATCAATTCAGCTCTTATTTAGGTGAGATACCGGAAGTTGAAAAGATGTTATCCGGCAATAGCGGGAAAGGAAAAACAGACAAAACATCCACAGAAGATTTAATGAAAATGGCGAATAAAAAAGGTATAAAAACTCCAACGAAATATTAAGGTAGGTGATGTAAAATTTTATTAGGCGAAGCATTAGTCGAAATTAAAGCTGATTCTACAGGACTAACAAAAGGGTTGTCCGACGCAGAAAATAAAGTAAGCAAATCTATGAAGAATATATCTGCGAAGATGGCAAGTGCTGGCAAAACTATGACTATTGCCGGTGCAGCCATTACTGCGGCATTTGGCCTAACAGTAAAAGCAGCAATTGATTTTAACAAAGAAGTTGCAAATATAGCCACCTTAATACCAGGTAGCACTAAACGAGTGGATGAGCTTAAATCGGCGATTAGAGATATGGCAGTAAAAGTTGGAAAAGATACAACAGACCTCGCAGAAGGTGCATATCAAGTTATATCTGCTTGGGGTGATACTGCCGATA